AGTTATTCTAGGAGCACCGTTAGGTGTTAAATGTTTAAAGTCAAAGACATAAGTAATGTTACTAGCAGTAAAAGTCATTACATATATTCCTTCATTCTCTATATANGCAGACTTAACTTTTGTACTNTGACCNATGTTTCTAATTANTGTATCTTTAACATTTAAGGATAAATCAGTTAGAGGTACTTTGTCTTTTTCTGTTGTACGAGCTAGTGACCTAAGTCCCGTAGAAGATAAGAATACTAANTCATCTCCAATGTGTTGTACTGAATCTCTAGNTATACANCCNACNCCTCGTATAACCTCATTAAGTTTCATACTCCCTACAACATCAGGACTCTGATAAATTACTATGTTGTTCTTACCAAATACTGCAAGCTGTCCATAAAAAGGAGCAATAGCTATTATGTCATCCTTACCCCAAACTTTCTTTAAATCAAAAGAACCACCACCACTGCTTGTAGTGTAATCATCAGAGTCTAACAGAGCAGAATAATGTAAGACATCCTTCTCTTCTTCGACACCTCCTACCCACATACGACCATAAAAGCCTACACCACAACTAGGTTTAAATTCACCTGACGATACAGTAGGGGGTCTAGTAGCATTATCAAAAGCTGCCCACTTAGAACCTGACCCTTGTGAACCATCATATCTCTGTGGAACTGTGTCTTCGTGTAGACAAGTAAGCCTACCATTAAAGTTTAAAAACTGCCAGTCACCGTCTGTACCAGTAACAGTATGTTTTGTGTCTGCACTGCCAGTAGGAAAAGCAGCATTAGGTGTTGTAAAATCTACAGTGTATATACTTGTACCATAACTAGCAAATGTTTTTTTAGTTCCTTGGTCGTTATGTTCTATAATACTTTTTATAGCTACACCGCTAGGTGCTACTTTTTGTTTAAAACCTTTGCGTAAAGATATACGACCTGATTCTCTAATAACAACATTTTCTGCCTTAGTTAAATAAGATGGGTCTAGTGACGCAGGATTAGCTTGTGTGTTTAATCCGTTAAGACCTATATTAGTTAAAGATTGATACTGTATTTGTTTAGCCATTATTGGTAATTAGTGTGTACAAACCATTCGTTTTCATATTGAGTGTTACCGCTATCTATCATAACTGCTTGTGCTAAAGAGCTTGCTGCTTCTTGTGCAGCTATAGATGATTGTGTTCCACCATCCTCACCACGCTCTGCTATTGCACGAGCATAAGCACCGAGTATAATAGGCTGACTAGGTATTTTAACTACTGTTGTAGCTGCTGTCAGTGTGTCCTGATACTTAACTATATCAAAAGATATTGTTTGTGCTTCTGTAGGTATAGGTGATAAATCTACTTTAAGATTGTTAGATGAATCAGCACCGTTAAAACCATAATAATTAGGTTCTCCTGTAGGGTCAGTAGGATACTTAATGCTGTTTAGATATTGTTGTGTCACCGGTGACAAAGTATTACCAGTAGAATTGTTAGTTACATCTAACACTTTAAACTCTTGACCAGAAGATAAATTATAATTTTTTGTAGCTGCTACAGTAGAAACATTAACTGTCTCTCGTAAAATCAACCAATCGTGGTAAGACTCTATACTTCTCTTAGCATCGTTAATTAAAGAGCCTATAACTTTCTGGTAGTCGTTAACTGTAGAGCTATCGTTAATAGCACCAGACCAATCTGAAGCTACTGTGTCTTCTCTTAGCCTTACCAATACTTGATTTATTAATTCTCTATAAGTCATCTATTTTCCTTTTGCTAGTTGAGCTCCAAAGTAAAACTCTATAATCATTGTTGCCCATCCAAAGATTTCATCCATCTTTAAAACTGAGCCTGCTTGTATTTGTACATACTCTATTACATCTGGTGTAAATTGAATACCAAAGAAACTAAACCCTTCTATAGTATTAGGTATTACTGTTGGCACATTAAAGAACACAGGTGCTACCTGAGTAAATATAATTAGTGCTAGTATGACAAATATAATAACTCGTCTGTTAAGTGCAGCCATAGGACTTTCTTTGTCTGCCCTGTCTCTTGCTTGATTGATAGAATCATTGCGTGCTTGCAAGTTCTGTATCATTAACTTTTGGTTTTCTGCTGCTGCTTGGCTCTTAAGAGCAAACAACTTAGCTACAAAACCTAGTGCTATTGGTGCTACATTAGTTAAGAATGCTATCATATTGCTAACCTCATTGCCTCTAGAATTCCTACTTGTCCTATGATATACCAAGCAAATGCACCAAAGACACCCCATTTAATCTGAAGTAAAGAAGTGTTAATTTTTTGTATACATAAGTTAGTATCATCAATCTTGCTAAACAGTTTACCTATTTGAGAAGTATGTTTGTCTAGCTGTAATTGCATACGATTAAGTTTGTCGTCCATAATTATTTACCCACATTTTTCATAGCCACTCTATGCGACTCAGTAAAACTCAAGCCTTTTCTCATAAGTCTTTTCATCTCCTGCATATGCTTCTTGCTGTGATGTTCTTTGTGCTTATCTAGAGTAGCTAATTGTCTTTTAGTAAGTGTCATTACTTTTTCTTCTTACCGTTACCTTTTCGTGTTGGGTATGATGATTTAGTTCCCATAATATCTCCTTAGTTTGCTAGTGGATTGTCTAATGATTCTTGTATCCGTTTGTTTATGTCCTCTTTAGTTTTCTCTACCTTTATCTCAAACCTATCTAACTTTGTATCGTAGTTAGTAAGTTTAGTATCTACTGATTGTAACTTAGTATCTACTTTAGATTCTAAAGACCATTGACTATTGCGTAGGTCTGTCATATCTTTCTTTAATTCTATCTTTATAGCATTAGCGTGTTCTTCTATCCTTAAAACGTCCGCTGATGTCTTTTTCATCTGTCCAGCTATAGAATCGAGGTCCAAATTTGCGATTCCTTCGACTTTCTGGTACATAAGAAAGCCACCATATAGCGTGCCAATAATCGTTGAAATTAGAGCAAATGCTGCGACTATACTGCCACCGCTTATCTTAAGACCGAATAATTTCAGCTTTTTATCTGATAATCCTTCGCCTTGTCTTACAATTTCTTCTAAATCAGCCATTAGTTATCAAACTCGTTATTGTTCTGCATTTGCTTTAAGTATTCAATCTCTTGTTTAAGTTTCTGTACTTCTAGTCTTCTTCTTTGCAGCTCAAGTTGATATAATGTATTACAATTAATTCTTTCACTTGGACCATCTAAAGGAATAATAATTCTAGCATATACTCCTATATCTTTAGTCTGTGGGTTTAAGTCGCTCTTGTCTCCTATAAGTGGAGTGACAGCATTATTAATTATACCAGTCATTCCTATTTCAAAGTTTGTACTACCGCCTATACTATTCTTACAGTCTAAGTCACCAGCTCTTATACTATCTGTTCCGCTATTTATGCTCGCACTTGGCAAGGCTAGATTAACAGAACTACTGTTTGCTATAACTTGTGTGCAAGACAGAAGTAAGATGTAGACTAACCACTTCACTTAAACCTCGAACATATCTTTGATGCTACCATAGGTTTGTTGTTATTATTTCCTCTAAGTTTAGACAACGAGCATATGTATTCTGCATTGTCTTTATTACTTGAGTTAATATAAACATCAAAATTAACTTGAGTTAGGTACTTTACTTGCAATATCTTATAGCTAGTAACAAAAGGTATTGGTTTCCATTCTTTATCAAATACACCAATCTCGTACCATTTAACATCTTGTCTCTTATTAAATATTCTCATTGTAGTCTTGTGTACACTATCTATCAACGAGACCTCCCATTTAGGGTAGGTAGGTGTCATCTCGTGTGCTGCTACAGAACTACATAGCAATACCCATAGTATTACTGAGCGACACATTCTGCTACTACAACTGCTGTATATGAACCACCGGGAAATGCTTTCTGCTGTCCACCACCATAAGTAGCAACTGAAGTTACACTAAACCAAGTAGCACCAGCTATGCTAAGAGGATAAATTCGCATTGCACCACCATCTGCTGTTGTACTGGCTGCTTGATAACCTGACATATCTGTAGATGATGTCTGTGCTACTGTTACTTCTCCTGTCCACACAACCGTATCTGATAGACTAGGGCTAGAACTGAAAGAAGTAGGATAGCTTATTTGTGCTTTGTAAGCATTAGCAAGAGAAGTGTCTACACGCACAATAGGGACTTGACCAGCACTAGCAGGTAAAGTAGTAAGCGTATATGCGTTAGGGTTTCCATAGTAACCTGCTGTATCAGTATTAACTGTACATCTTGACTCTACTGTACCATTAATATTTGTAACTGCTTCTACTTTGCTTGCAAATAGAGAACACCCTGTTAATCCTAGTACCAAAGCTATTGTAAATAATTTATTCATTTGTATTGTTCCTCTATCATTTGATTCATTAAATTGTCTTGGGCTAAACTTTGTAATGCTCTTCTGTTGTCAACCACCTCTCCTCCGTTCAATGAAATAGATTCCCTGTATACTCCTCCGGGAACTGTCGCTGCATAGTAAGATTTTACATTAGTAGCATTATTTATTGTCTGTAAGAGTGCTGATTGAGATACTGTGTTAGCTATCGTTAGAGCATTTTCAGATGCAGCCATTGCTAATTCTAAACGGTCTTCATCTTCCTCTTCTTTCTCGTCTTGCTCACTTTCTTCTTCTTCCTTATCATATAAGTCACTATCAGTTTCTTCAGTAGCGTCTATAACTGCGTCATCATCTAGTGCATCATATATTTCTATCTTAGGTATTACAGGCATTGGCTCTACATATCCCGGACAGTTCTCGTTATTTTGTGGATTACGACAACCATCAAACCTGTATATGTAAAGTACACTTGCATCTTCTACGCTTCCTGTACCTGTTGTTTCTATTGACCCTTTACCAAACTGTTCTATTGGTGTGTAGTTCATTGGTATAAGTTTCTGTATTCTCATACCGTGCTTACCTGACCAGTCATCGGTCTCTTGGAACACATAACCACCATCTACATCTTCATTCTGTATTGTTACTGTGAAGTCATCTTCAACTTCTTTTACTGCTTTATAATTATATATTACACCACTTATGTCCATACCCTCTTCGGTAGTTATACCGAGTATAGGTGTTGTCATCTGCCAAGTATTACCATAAAAGGCTGCGTTACCGCTATAGCCAAATGTATAATAATTACTAAAAGAACAAAAAGGCAGCAGCAACAGTACCCATAATATTAAGGGCTTTATCACGCTTTTCCTGTACACTAATCTCATCTTTCTCCGGTGGCATTGGTATCTGGTCTGTCTTAACTGCCCAAGCATCTTTAGCTTGCTGTCCTATAAGTCCATCAATAGGGCAAGGCGTACCCGCAGACATCATTGCTTCCCATACATCAGGGTCTTGACACATCACACTAACTGCTGCGACTTTCATTCCAAACATATACAGCTTCTGTGCTTTCTTTAACCTTAAACAATTCTCTTCTGTGTATGTCGTACCTACTGACAATCCTAGT